CCTTCCCATAATCCATTCCAGCGTGTAGGCAAGGAAGCATCAGCTTCAACTCTGGCTGGCTGTTCAACATCCAAAACAATCATTGCCCTACTAGGACGATGAAGACCATATGCTGGATTGGTATTGGCAACCGTGAATGGAGAAACAGTTGCAATCAATCGGTTGTCAAAAAACATAGCCGATTCAAATTGCCTTAACCAAGGAGTATCATAGTTTACCCAAGGTTGAACTTCACGGGAAACTTTCTTAAATGAAAGTGCTTGGTAAAAATCAACCTGTGCATTGTTGTAAAAAGACCATCCATCATCAGATCGGAAATACACATCATTGTTTACTCCTGTAATACTCCAAGGAGAACGGCATCCACGCCCGATCAACGATACCTTCTGAATATTGTTTGCTTGCCAAGTTGTCCTATCTTGCGAGAGATCCAAGGTAAATGATCCGTTCTCACAGAAAACAACCAATTCACCCTGACCACGCACGTTGATGTTGAGGGATGGCATTACCCTCATTCCTGTAATCAATCCAAGATTAGAAGGAGGTGTAAATGATCCACCTTCAGCCCAATAAGTTTGTTCAGTAAAATTCTGCGTATTGGAAGTAGTTGTAAATCCATTTCCATAAATAATGTCAGAAACATAGATATTGTTTTGGGCATCACTTACAGCTACACGACCATATGCATATGCCATGATCGTTCCAATCGGCATTTGTTGAGCCGCAGGATTTAATCTGAAAACATTGTTGGGCTGTTTTGCAGTAATCGTTGTCGTCAAAACAGTAGTTGAAGCTACATTTGACCAAGGAGTTGCAGACGTATCTGGGAAAATGCTTCTTACACGGAAAGAATATGTAGTCGTATTAGATGAAGCGGCATAAACATAACTGTTTTGTGCAGAAGAAACAGTAGCTATGGTAAAATAATCATTATTGTTATACTGAACTTGAATTTCAGTTGTGGTTGAACCAGGCGAGTTAACAACCCAAGAAAGATTGATATTGGAAATACCATCCCCTTGTGCTTGAAGATTAGTAGGTGAACCAGATACGTTTCCATTCCAAGCAATGGGATCTTGGTATCCATTTTGTATATACACCCAATTTTCTGCTTGCACAAACCATGTGTGCATAAGAGTTGGGTCGTTTCCTTCAATCAGCTTATAAAGCGTACATACATTGTTTACTATGGAGAGAAAATATATTACTCCTGCAACAGAGCATATAATTCCATCTACTGATTCTGGAGATACGGCTTTGTATGCTAAAGCACCTTGGAAGTTTCCAGTTTGGAAATCAGTTAATATGGATGAAGGGTATCCATATGCTACGTTTATTTGAAGGTCGGTAAATGGGGGACGAGTAGAATTAACAGATTGTCTGAATGATCTGTTTACACATGATGAAACATAAGTTACTGGAAGTACAGAGGGATTAGTCTCTGCATCCATTGCAACTGTTGCTGTTGTACCATCATAAACTCTACTGTCCTGTGCCATGACAGATTAAGTCTTAATGCAATAAATCATTGCATAGTTCGCTGGACGAGTCTCCGTTCCATAACGTGGAGTACCATCCGTTCCATCCGTTGTAGGATTGGTAACAGTTATTGTTGCGAGGCCAAAATTGCCACCAGGGCTTCCTACTGCTCCACCTGGCCCTGCACCTTGGATTGCCGTACTTGTAACAGCATGATAGTGACCTTGAAATTGATCTCCTTGGAAGGTTCCAATAGCAGGTGCGGCATATGTCACTCCACTTTTTGTTTGAGTTCCAGCACCCCTAATGAACAAACCTTGCAGATTAGGAACAGCAAATGTTCCAACTCCAGAACCATATGTTGTTCCAATCAATGCATAAAGTGCAGGATATGCAGATGTTGAATATTGTGTTCCATCACAAATTAACCATCCAGTAGGTGCACCAGAACTTGTGAAGGAGTAAGCAAATGGAAGAATAGCACCAGAAGGAATTGCAGAAAACAGGGAAGAAGCTGATACAATTTGTGGATCACCAGTAGATGTATTAAATGAAACAACTTGTCCTGCTGTAGTTGTAGAGAGCGTCTGAACACTATTTGCTGGAGATGAAGAAGATCCAGTTTTATAAACAAGTCCTTGAGTTGGGATAATGGATTCAACCGTACCCCAAGATGTTGTGCTTCCACCTGCACTAACCACAGGGAATTGTGCTTCTGTAGATGTATTTGGGAAAAGACCAACAAGCTGACCAGAAGATGAAAGAGCTTGAATTTGACCAGAAGTTACAGTTGCTTGATTTGCTGGCTGAGTAAGATAAAGCGGATAGGTTGTTGATCCATCACCCCATTGAACAGTTGCAGAAGAAGCATTGTAATAAAGCAAGCTGTTGGTAGAAAGGGTAGGGACTGTGTACTTACAAGAAGCCGAATCTTCACCAACAATACGTTGGATTACACCCTGTCCAAGTGCAGTACAAGATGTTGGAAAGTTTGGGTTACAAGAAGGTGGTGCGTATTGAACGGTATTGTAGTTACCGCACCCGCAATCGTATCCGCTGTAGCATCCGCATGACATATAAATAAAATAGTTATTATTGTTTAAGACCATTGTTCTTTTGGCAACGTAGGCCAAACTGGATTAACAACAGGATTTACAGCTAATAATCGGAGTGCGTTGCGATAAATAATAAAATCAGCGGAGTTAATAAGATGAGGGTTGTTTTGAGTATTTATTACGCTGTTAATTTCAGTCCAATCTGTAGCAGAAAGAAGCGATTGAGCTTGAGATTTGCAATCAGCAATTTTATGTTCTGTTATAGATGAGTTGTACGCATTAGAATCAAAGTTAATAACTCCATTTACCAATGAGAGATATGGATATTGATCTGGAGTATAAGAAATAGGAATAAGAACTGCTCCAACGGGAATTAAAGAGGATTGATTGGAATCAAATCCCCAAATTTTGTTATTGGTATCAATATAGTTGTTCATATTTTATCGAAGTTCATACCATTGAGATAGTGCTGTGGATGTAGTTGTTATTGAATAAGTTGATCCAACTTTAACTATTCCACCAACAGTACCATTAATTGACTGTCCATTTCCTACAGCACTAATAGAAACAATATTTCCATTTACAGAAAAATAAATATTTGCATTCGCTGTATAAGTATTTACAACCCAAACAAAAATAGGGCTTGATGTTGAGTTTGTATAAGTTACTCCAGCAGAACGACTTCCTGTTACATTGGTAATTGTTTGATTTGAATTACCAATTCCGTTATTTGGAAAAAAATTAGATAATGAAATACTCATAATTTATGCAATAATTACTGACCAAGTTCCACCATTGTAATACATAATCACTTGCCAATTGGAAACATTGCAGATCAGATTTTGTGCAGATCCTTGAATTGTCAATGCTCCACCTGGCGATATAGTAAGATTGTTTGTACCCCAAGTTCCATTGGCATCAGCTATAGTTACAATAGATCCCTGAGTTGCATTAGATGGTAGCGTCAAAGTCCAAGCATTATTTGTTGTATTTGCGGCAATTCGATCTCCGATTACAGCAGTATAGGTATTGAATTTCTGTGTGTAACTTAAATCAACAGTTGCAGTAGTAACAATTGGATTACCAGCAGAATTAAAACTAACATACTGACCTGTAGTTCCAGTTAGTTGATATACTGTATTTGCAAAATATCCACCATCATTGTAAACACCAGTTTTGAAAACAATCCCTTGGTTTGGAATAATGTTCTCAATGGTTCCCCAATTGGTTGAAGTCCCACTAGGAGAAACTATAGGAAATTGTGTCTCTGTAGAAGTAGAGGGTTTGAAAGCAACAAGCTGACCTGTTGGAGTAGTTGCTTGAAGCTGGCAAGATGTATTTCCAACAGCTTGACCAGAACCATTTCCAAGGAAAATAGGGTTTGCTGAAGTAGCATTACCCCATTGTACTAGACCAGTAGAGGCGTTATAAAAAAGAATGCTGTTAGATGCCAGCGTTGGTACAGTATATTTGCAGTAGCTAGAATCCTCTCCTACAACACGCTGAATGGTTCCAGCACCCAAGGCTGTGCAACTCGTAGGGAAGTTTGGGTTGCAAGCAGGGGGTGCATATTGAACCGTGTTATAGTTGCTATTGCATCCGCAGGACATAAGTTATGATTTTATAGGGTAAGTATATTCTTGAGTCAATATAGAAGGAATAACAGATTTAATGCTAGCAATAGAATCTGTGGGAAGAGGTGTTTTTGTAACATCTCTAAGAGCTTGTTTTTGAGCCGCAATGGTTTTTTGTCCAACTGTGTCGGATTGTTCAAATGCCATACTGAAATGTACGTCTAGCGTCGAAAGTAGCGGGGCACGAAGTTCTCTCCATTTGCTTAACTGAATATGCTGTGCTTTAGGAATGTTTGCTACTGCACCATAAGTTGCGTCGAAATCGTAGGCGTTGAAATAATCATCGTCAATGTCAAGGGAATCAACGATCTTGTAAGCAACGCCAGCAGGAACATCTTTTGCGGCGATCTCTTCAATAGAAAGACTAAGATCAGCAGGAATGATTACTGCAACTTGTCCGTTATCTTGGGGATAAGTAATAAATGGCATAATTAGTTTCCAAAGATTTGTACACAAACAATTGAAGCATCACCAAAAATAGCTCCATTACCCGCTTCAATCACTTGATGGCGTGTTTGTGCCGTATTTTGAGATACTGTATAAGGTATGCACATATATGCTGGAGATCCTGCACTTATAGGAGATGTGCTAACTACTACTGAATAGTTTGCATTTGAAAATGCAGTTGCATAATTTACCGTATAGTCGCCCGTCCCGTTTTTCGTGATGGACGAGACGTTATAACTGGATCGTATTTTGGAAGTGCTTGGATTTGGGCTATACGTTCCAGTTCCGTCAAAATTTACCCATGCTTTAGCAGTTGTTTTTGCAAGAGTAGATGATGCTTGAGCCGCTGAAGCAGTTGCCGCATTTCCTGTGGTGCTATTAGAAAGCGTTGCAGATGAAGCATCTATAATTTGTCCACTAGCATTAGTTCCAACAATTGTTTTTGTAGTGGGAATAGATGCACCATTTACTTTTACAACAGAAGTTGCACTTTGCGTTCCAGTTACATCTCCAGATAGTGATCCACTAAAATTAGTAGCGTTAGTAGCATTTCCAACTGTCAAAGAAGATGGGCTAATCCATGACGGTGCGGATGTTCCATTGCTTTGAAGCAATTGATTTGCAGAGCCAACAGCAGTAAATCCAGTTGTGCTAACACCTGTTTGATATACAACCTTTCCAGCCGCACCACCTGCAATATTCGATGCTGTAGTAATAGCAGGTATATTTGCCCAAATAGGTGTTCCTGCTCCTGTAGAAGTAAGAACTTGTCCAGATGTTCCTACAGATGTGAAAGAAGTCAAACCAACACCAGATTGGTATGGAACAACGCCAATAGTTCCTCCTGCAAGATTTGTAGAAGTAACAGCAGTCTGAGAAGATGGAACACTAGAAGTAGCTACAAGTTGTCCAGAAGTATTTAATCCTGTGACATATTGTACAGAGCTACTTGTAACTTGTTGTAGGTTTGGCAAAAGAATAGGAGCCTGTGCAGAACCATCACCCCATCTTGTCTTGCTTCCATCATAGATTAACCATGCTGGATTCAATGGTATATTCAGTCGTGTAATCTGGCTTCCATTTTGCCATAAAATAGGAGCAACACCCTGTGATACAGGAGGAATAATGCTTATTGGCACTAAAGGAGGGCAAGCCATATTATGCAAAAGATGATATAGGAACCAAGGTCAGGGTTCCTTGTGCTGTTACTGCAACAACAAATTGAATGTTGGAGCGTGTTGTTTGTTGAAGAAAAGGAAGATTAATAGGATTTGTGGTTGAACCATCAGCAACTATAAAATTCTGACCATTCCAAATTTGGATTGCAGGATTAGAACCAGGTACAATAGGCATCAATTGACCGCAACCACTATAGCACCATCCAGTAACGGAATAGTTGGGCTGGCAACAAGTCTGGTTTTGTTGGTACTGCATTTGGATGGTACTTTACGCTATTCCTATTTCTTTTGACAAGTCATTTACCCTAGCTATCCAACCTTTTAAGAATTTAGCAAGCGGAGGGTTATGTGATGCAATGCTTTTGTATTTATC